ACACGCTGAAAAGGTAAACCAGGATTCTACTCCTGGCTACCCGCTCAAGTGTATTTACCCGACGAACAAAAAGCTTTTGAGTTGTAAAGTGTGGAGTAATGTTGTGTTGGATTGTGCAGTTTTTCGTTTGTTAGTTTTATTATCGTTGGACAGGGAGTCGATTGATACCATTTCCTCTGATCCCGTGTTGGCACTGAAATGTGGCATGACTGACCCGTTGGTCATGTTTAACAAGAAGGAGCCCCACGCGAAGAGGAAGATCGATGAGGGCCGCTTTCGGATTATATTCGTTCGTAGCCTCATTGACCAATTGGTTATAAAGACTTTGATGGACAACTATGCAGATGTCATGATAGGAAATTTCCCTAATGTTCCCACTGTTATGGGCTTGGGGACCACTGCTGCACAGACACGCGCAGTTGGTAGTATATATGAGCGTAATTGCGCTCTTTACGGCCAAGCACGCTCGTCTGATGTCTCCAAGTGGGATGGCGGTTTCCCTGTCCACGGCGCCATGTCCGGCTTTCGCGTGATGACCACTCGACTGCAGCCACCTAGTGGCTACAGTGCGAGTAGTTGGGCGGAAGCCGTGCGTAGCTACGTGTTGACTATGTGTAAACCCCTTTACGTTCTACCCGACGGTGAGGTTGTTGAGAAGTTGTTAGTTGGGCAAATGCCATCAGGCGATTACCTTACTACACTGTTCAACAGCATCTTCCGCCGGGTTCTGGCAAAATTGGCAGGTTCAGTGTGTGAGATGAACTTAGGAGATGACTGCATCGAGTGGAATCCCTCGTTGGACCCCGAGCGCGTCACTGAGCTCTACGCGAGTATGCGCGTCGCAATTCGCGACGTTGAAATGCATACTTCCGATGAGTTCAACTTTTGTTCACAACATTATTGGAAGAAAGACGGAGAGTGGACTACTGAGTTCCAAGGTACGTACAAAATGTTGTACGCTGCCTGTACGAAGAAGTTCGAACTTGACGCTATGATGGGTACGCATTATGAGTTGCGTAACAACCCACCAGAGCACAAGATTGAATGGGCACTCACCTATATCTCGATTTTGGCAGACTACTTTAAAATCCAGTTGCCTGCCCCTGGACAAAAGAACTGAATGGAAGCCTCACCAATTTCCTACCCCATTTATGCAAGACCTTCCGCGACCCGACAAACAGCAAGTGCCATATCATCAATTGAACGGCATTTACGAGTACTCGAAGAAACGGCAGGACTCACTGAACAGGGTTCTAACTGGCTGCTCGCGGCCCTTGACCCCTTCCACGACAGTCGTATTACCCCGGCTGATTTCCCCGACGGCCGAGGTGACAAATGTATCATGCAAGTTATCAACAAATCTATCCCTATCCGACCTCCCATCGGACTCTCTTCCACGGCAACTTGGGACTTCGTTGCCTTCTCCACCCCCCTCAACCAAACCTTCAACGGTTCATCCGGTCTCTACTACTCTGACGGACAGTAC